GAAGGTGAAGCCTGGACTCTGGCTCTGCACGCGTTGCGGGGAAACGGTTAAGGACAAGCCCGAAGAGGGGGTAAGAAGGAGTGTCGTTGAGAACATGGCTATGTCAAATTGCTGGAAATGCAAAAAACAGACCATCTGGCAGTTTAAAGAAAAAGAAGGCTTTTAGCCGTGTATTCGCAAAACAACGAAGAAGAGGTAATTCTCAGCAGATTTGACGGCAGGTCAGGATGCTTTCTGGATATTGGGGCTTATGACGGGGTTAACCTAAGCAACACTAGAAAACTTGCCGAGATTGGCTGGTCCGGAGTTCTTGTTGACGGCTCGTCATTCTCATTTTCTAGACTTTTTGAGCTTTACAGTGGAAACAAAAAGATGACCCTGGTAAACGCCATGATTACCGATCAGACTGACCCAGAAAAAAGAATCAGGATGATGTGGGAAGCCCCGCACTCCGGTGTTTCAACAATGGAAACACAAAACTACGAAAAATGGAAAGACTATGTCCAGGCAATAGAAAGCTCAAAGTCTCATTTTTTTGAGATATACGTCCCGATCGTCACAATGAAAGAAGTCCTGGACCTTGCAAAGTCAATAAACCCAATTATTGAGTTTGTCTCTATTGACGTTGAGGGTACATCGGCAGGTTTGTCCCTGCAGTTTGATCCCGATAAATTTTCTACCGAAATGGTATGTGTTGAGCACGACGGAAGGATGGACGAAATCGTGGCCTACTATGGCAAATACGGTTTTTCCGTCTCCCTAAAAAACCAAGAAAATATTATTCTTGATAGATAGGTTTTACCGTTTCGCCGACGTAAAGTAAAACCCAGAATTGCCAACGTCAGCGGCATAAACAAGCGCGTCTACCAGGTCATCGTGCTCGCTATTTGGGAATGACATCATTTCCGACTCAAGCTGTCGAATACCTGGCCCTCCCTTAAGGTGGAAAACCTTGCCAGCCTCATACCTTGCGGCAAGCGACCTTGACCTAAACACCTTGTCCCTTTCGGGGCGCACGCCTCGGGCGGGCAGTCTTGTTTCGGTCACCATTTCCCTTACAAAAGTTGATTGATACTGAACCGACTCAATGTTGACCTCTGTGACCCTTCTTGGCTCCTCACCCCAAACATCCTTTTGACCTTTAAGACCAACAAACCTCGCTGGCCAAAGAAGTCTTGGGCTGCTTGGGTCGTCAATAAGGGTTCCGTCCTTTTCAACGCCGGTAAGCCATTTTTGATGGCCCTGCTGAATTCTTGTTCTATAAGCTCCAAGAACATAAAGATTGTGCTCTTCGTCCTCAAGAACCTCAACGGCGGCGGTGTAGTCAGACCTTTCTCGCTCAGATGCAGCAAGGTCAACCCCAATCCTTCTTGCCCCAGGCGGGACTTGGTCGACGTATTTAAAATACTCATACCTAAAGATGTTCCCGCCCATTGAGGTAACGTCGTTTTGATATTGAAGATTGAAAATTGGGGTTCCGAGCTCTTCCCTTTTTTGCTCAAGCGCTTCGGTCGTATACATCTCTGGCCAAAGAGGCCCAGCTTCTTCAAGCGATCTCCTTAAGTAGGTTGGAATTCCCTTGCTTTCAATTTCTGCATAAAAATCGTCTTCGTGCCATCTTGTCCCAATGTACCACCTTGTTGCACCAGGGACAAGCATTGGGTCGATGACCTGCCAATATGTCTCACTTGCCTTTTGTCGCTGTGTTGGAGTTGCGTTTTCTCTAAGCCCGACAATGTCGTCTGCAATAAGAAGGTCAAGTCGCGGACCGGGCTTAATGGACGTCAACCCGTCGGCGAAACACGTAGCATCTTTTCCAAGGTTTACTCCTTTAATTGTCCAGACCTCGTCTGTCCATTTTCCGCCCGCCACTCCAGACTTTGCCCAAGGAAAAACTTCGGCAAATTCTGCAGACTCAATTATTGTTTTTATTGCCCTAGACCTGGCAAGTGCGTCCGAAAGAACAGAGGTAACAATTCCGATTCTAATTTTGCCCTTGGTAAGTCCGATCATTCTTGCCGTGCGGTGTATAAGCATGGTGGTTTTGGCGTGGCCTCTTGGCATTAAAACAAGGGCTCTCTCGTTTTTATTTAAAAATACTTCCATTTCGCGAAGATGGCGCGGAAAAATAAGGTCGCTTATATATTCGGCAAAAGCTGCGTCAGACTTTGCTGCCTGAACCCTTAGCCACTCCCGATACTGATCGTTAGTTGGCGGGCTTGCTTTCTTCAATTTGCTTTGCTTCTGGTTCAACATTGTTCTCCAGTTCTTTTGCCCAAACCTTTAATCTGTCTGAAAGCTCTGTTGCTGTTAGCGTGTCGATTTCATGCGGTGTCCTTGATATTTCTATTGCCGACCCATCTGCGCCAGTTACCTCTTGACGGACCGGGGCGTATGCTCCAGTTAGCTTGGCGACCTTATCTAGAATCTCTATTTGTATCTTAAGATATTGAACCTCCATTGCAGAGCCACGAGCCTTTGAGGCCCCAATGGCTGCTTGCTGACCAATCATTCTTGCCCTCTGGACAAGCTCGGCCCGGGTAAGTATTTGATCTGGCTGATCTTCCGCCCACTTTTTTCTAATATTTCTAATGTGCTCCCTGACCGTATGAACGGAAAGGTCTGTCGCGGTGGCAATTTGGGCGGTCGGGACGCCATTAAGAAGCAGTTGCGTGATTTTCTCCCGCAACGCGTCAATTTGTGCCTGTGGCTTTCTTCCTGGCTTTCCCATGGCCCAATCATACAACAAAGGCATCCCAAAACCAACTTATGTTGACTTTATTCTTTATTGTGCGACAATCACCCCATGCCAGCCAACGTCTATGACATGATCTGTGAGCAGGGAACCACCTTTGTCCGCGTTGTTACATACACGGACAGCAACAACACGCCCATTAACATCAGCTCGTACTCCGGAAGAATGAAGGTTAGAAAGTCCAGAAGCTCCGTTGAGGAGTACCTGTCTTTGACAAGTGGCGGCGGCGGTCTTGTCCTGCAAGCAGATGGAGAAATTGAAATTACGGTTCCAGCGGGAACTTCTGCAAAAATACCAGCTGGAAACTATCGATATGACCTTGAAATTATTTCCCCAGCAGGCGTTGTCATTCGTGTGATTGAGGGAGAGTTTAAGGTTTCGGGGGAGGTAACTAGGTGAGCGAGGATTTTAATGTAATTATTGGACAGGATCAAGATTCTGTCATAATTTCAGACGCAAACATATCAACCACCTCCTCAAACTCAACCGCCATTGTTGGTCAAACCACATATACCCACAACCAGGCGTCTCCATCTTCTAGCTGGACAATCACGCACAACCTTGGAAGGCGCCCAAGCGTGACGATTGTTGACAGCGCTGGGAACGTCCAGATAGGCGAGGTCTTGTATAGCTCGGATAATCAGATTACAGTGACATTTGCGGCGGCTTTTGGCGGCTACGCCTACCTAAACTGAGGAGAATATTGTGCAGATACTGACCCATCTTAAACTTAGCAGCTACCTTGACCTTCAGGAAAATGAACTTCGTAATGCCGTAATCCACGTCCTGCCCGAGGCCCCTGCGAGCCCAACTCAGGGTCAGGTCTACTACAACTCAGTAACCAAGGTTGTTAATGTTTATAATGGCACAACCTGGGAGCCCGTTGGGTCTATTGACGGCATTGAAGTTACTGGTCCGATTCAGAAGTCAACCTCAGGCGGGACCGTTACCATCTCCATTAGCGCAGCGGACGGCTCAAACGCTGGCTCAATGTCCGCTGCGCACTACACGCTCGTCAATAACGCCACTGATGCAAACACCGCAAGCACAATCGTTAAGCGCGATGCGTCGGGGAACTTCACCGCTGGGACCGTTAGCGCAACAAGCGTAACTATCTCTGGCGCGGTAACCAACGCAACTGACGCAGCGACCAAGGCATACGTAGACGGCGTAGCCTCTGGACTTGATGTCAAGGCATCGGTCCGAGTTGCCACAACTGCAAACGTTGCACTTGCCACTGCTCTTGAAAACGGCGACGCAATTGACGGGATTACGCTTGCCACTGGCGACCGCGTCCTTGTTAAGAATCAGTCAACGGGCAGCCAGAACGGTATCTACGTTGTTCAGGCTTCAGGCGCAGCAGTCCGGGCAACCGACGCAGATGCTGACGCAGAGGTAACCCCAGGCCTATTTACCTTCGTTGAAGAGGGAACAGTAAACGGGAACACGGGTTGGGTTCTTACCACCGATGGAACAATTACACTTGGAACAACCGCGCTTGTATTTACGCAGTTCTCTGGGTCTGGCGCAGTTACTGGCGGCGCTGGACTTACCCTCACTGGAACTGACCTTGCGGTCAACGTTGACGACTCAACCATTGAGATTGCCTCTGACACCCTTCGCGTCAAGGACGCCGGGATTACTGCAGCAAAGCTTGCAACCAGCGCTGTTGATGTCTCAACTTCAACAGTAACTGGAACCCTTCCAGTAGCCAAGGGTGGTACTGGCGCCACAACCGCAGCAGACAACGCAGTGTTCGCTGGTCCTGCAACTGGTGGGCCTTCTGCCCCTTCATTCCGATCACTTGTTGCTTCAGACATTCCAAGCCACAGCACCGACAAGCTGACCAGCGGCACGCTTGGCGTTGCCCGCGGTGGTACTGGTGTTGCAACATTCACCGCTGGTATCGTTAAGTCAACTGGCGGTACCGATGCGCTGACAACCGCAAGCACGATTGCCCTTGGAAGCGAAGTTTCCGGCACGCTTCCAGTCGCAAACGGCGGTACTGGCGCGAGCACCCTGACATCTGGTGGCGTACTGCTCGGCAACGGGACAAGCGCTGTCAATGCAACCACAGCAGGAACTGCTGATCAGGTTCTTCGGGTTCCTGGAGCCGGTGGCGCCCCAGCATTTGGCGCAATCAACCTTGCGCAGAGCGCTGCGGTTACGGGCGCACTTGCCATCGCCAACGGTGGTACTGGTCAGACTACTGCCGCCGCAGGACTCGCGGCACTTGGCGGAACGACGAAGTACACCGCGCAACTTGGCGACGGTACGGCAACGACCTACACGATCTCTCATGGTCTTGGGAACATTTGGGTGGTCGCCGAAGTGTTCCAGACCTCTAACGGCGAGAAGGTATACCCAGACATCACCGTTGGATTGACTACAGGAACCCCAAACGGTACCGTTGTTCTGGACTTTGCCTCCGCCCCAAGCAACAACCAGTACAGGGTTGTTATAATCGGGTAAACCCCCGCTAGGAGGGCCCGATGCCAAAGCTACTCAACAAGGTAAATCTCCCGCGCTATAGCAGCGCGCCCTCAACGCCGTCAGAAGCCGACCTCTACTACAACACGTCAGACGACGCGATCTACGTGTATACGGGCTCGGATTGGGTTGAGGTTGGTGGTGGCGGCGGCGGAATCGGGGATATCACAGATGTTGTTGCCGGAAACGGACTTACTGGGGGGTCGTCTAGCGGATCTGCAACGCTTGATGTTGGGGCTGGGACTGGAATTACCGTTACTGCAAATGAGGTCGCGGTAGATACAGCAGTTATCGCCACTAAAGCATATGTAGACGGCTATGCCCCACAAATGAACTGGCACGGAGCGGTTGACTTTACAACGGCGGCAGCGCTTCCGAATAGTCCAGCCTATGCTAATGGAACCGCAGATGCTTCTGGCGGGTATGGTGTTGGCGCAACGCTGACCGCAACAACATACGGTGCCCTCGTCATTGACGGGGTTACCATGACAAACGACAACGAGGGTTCCCGCGTCCTTATCAAGGATCAAGTGAACGCTGTTCACAATGGAATCTATAACATCACCGAGGCCGGGACTGGTGCTATCTACTGGATTCTTACCCGATCTGCCGACTCAGACAACCATGTCGCAGGTGAAGTGTCTTCAGGCGATGCGGTATTTTCTATAAACGGGACAACCAACGACCTAGCGGGATTTGTCCTTATTTCGGAAGGTAGTGCGGGGGGTGTTCACCAGCTTGGCACCGACGACCTTGACTGGTATCAATACACGGGAGTCAATGCTGGCAGCGGAATAACCGTCACAGGCACAACTGTTTCAGTTGACACAGGGACAGGTCTTACCATAGACGGCACTGGCGTAGCTGTTCAGTTTAGCAGCCTAACAAATAGCTCATCTGAAACAGTGGCAGCAACCCCTCTGGCGGTTTCAACAACTTATACGTTGGCTGACGCAGCAAACTCTCTGGCGCTTGGAGCAATTCAGGCAGCGATTGTTGGGGCAAAGGGCGACATCATCGCAGCCTCTGCAAACGACACCCCAGCGATTAGGTCTGTGGGGTCAAACGGTCAGCTCCTTGTAGCGGACTCTACCGAGGCAACTGGACTTAACTGGCTAACCCCGCCGTATCCAAATGCTGCAAGCGCGGTATTGACAGGAACTGTCACAATTGACAACAACACTGGGTCCCCGCAGGGCCTCGGTGGTCTTTCCTCAGAGACAAGAATTCAAGCGGTAAGCGCCGACGGACAAAATTCGGCAATAGTCCTTGACGGTCATGGGACATCAAAGCACGGCAAGCTTATTTCTCGAGTGTCTCGTGGAACAGCCGCCTCGCCAACCGCAACGCAATCTGGCGACATCATGGCCGAAGTTGCTGCGTTTGGATATGGGGCAACAGGGTATGGTTCAAGCCCATCGGCAACCATTAGGGTTTCAGCCACCGAAAACATGACCGACTCCGCCCTGGGCGGGAAGATGGAAGTGCTGCTGGTCCCGAACGGCTCAACCTCACCAGCAACTGCCGCAACAATTACAAGCACAACGCTTGACCTCCCGACGGGATCAGATTATAAGATTAACAGCACAAGCGTCCTGTCAGCAAGCACCCTTGGGTCGGGTGTAACCGCCTCTTCGCTGACATCTGTCGGGACTATTGCTACTGGGGTTTGGCAGGGGACTGCCGTTGGGATTGCATATGGCGGAACGGGTCAGACCACAGCCGCTAACGCAGCCAATGCCCTGCTCCCG